TACTTATCTAAGTCTATTTCAACTTCGTTTCTACTATTATCTTGGTCAGCCATTTCTGTTCCTCATTCGTTCATTTTCTGTTTCTATATGAGCCTTGAGCATTTCAGTATATACCTCCCTCTCCCACGGCATCATATTATCAAGTTCTTCCAAACTATATTTATGATGTTGCATCATCGCAAAATTAGTTTGATAATGATTCATCAAATTATCATGCGAGAGGCCTAGGTAAAAAAACTTTGTAGTCCTCTTAACTCTATTTTATTTTCGTGTTCACATTTAGAACACTTAATAACATCTTCATAAAACATGCTCGGTATGGTCACAAAGAATTGTTGTATCTTCGCAAATTGCTCAGATGAAAAAGATTCAATAAAATTATTTAAATCTTCTTCGGATTCTTCATCAGCCTTATATACATTATCTTCATCAAATATTGTATCTACGCATGCTTTTATTAAACTCATTAAACCTTCTATTGAATCCAGTTTAGTTAAGTCTAAATCTTTTATGTTATCCATAGTTGGATATCTCATAGTTATACCAACTTTCTGATTAGCATCTAACATAAATGTTCTTTCAGCATCAAGATTGATAATTTTTACATCATCTACATTAACTGCATAATCATTTAGTGTATCACATTTTTCGCACTTAGCTTTTAATTTAATTTTTTCACCAACTGATTTTGCTCTCAATTGTAAAAATAAATATTCTACGTCGAAAGATGTTAATTTATTAGGTTCCTTAATATTAAAACATGATAATATTAAATTCCTAACAGCTTCTTGAATTTGCATTGCGTCTTTTGACTCTAATGCTATCAATAAAACCTTTTCTTCCTTGACCAAATATGGTCTCATATTTAATGCTTCTCCAGTAGAAGGTAAATTAACCTTATACTGAGGAACGCTCAATTTTGGTAATGCCATTATATTATTCTCCTATAAATTATATTATCCAAATAGTTTACCAGGTATAGCTGATCTTATCGCAGATAAGCTACTACTCAACGTATCTTCAACAACGAATCTATCATATTGCATTGTTATTTCAACTTTACTTTCACCATTAGCTGCACTAGTCAATTGCATAGCACCTATACTCGATGGGAAAGCATTTATTAATTTTGCTCCATAGACGACTTCGTTTTCTTGATTTAATTGTTGTATTACTACATCACAAGTATAATTCTTTTTATATCCTAATGTATTTGTTTTACTATTCACAATTATATCTTGCCAATCATCTACCATTCTTTTTATATAAAAATCGTTTGTAACTAGAAAAGTAAAACTTACATCACCATCTGCATAACTTTGTACTCTCTTTTCTGAATGTTTACCAGTTGCTGTGTAATCAGATGTGCCTAATGCTCTTGATGGTAGTGTTGCAGATTCACATAATAATGTAAGTGATCTAGGGTCGGTGATTAATTGATTCTTATTAAAATCACCACGAATTAAACTACCGATAATTGCACCTAAATCTATATTAATCAAAGCCTGAGTAGGTGGTGTGAAAAAGACGTTAAACCTATTTGTTCGTCCTATACCACCACGTTTATTAATTTCAGATTTTAAATCATCTATTGATTTTGACATTATCTTTCCTATCTACTAATCTTTGTACTGTCTGAAAATACTTTACTCATACTAGCTTTTGCGAAATCTTCAGTTGGTAAGAATATAGCTATTTCCCAGTCAGTCATTGGTATTCTTTTAATTTGTGATTTCACATGATTAGTCAAATACCTTTTATAACATGCTTTGAATGGTTTAAATTTATTTACACCTTTTAGTGCATCATATTTTAATCTGGTTAGTCTTGAATTTTCTTTTAATTCATCTGGACCAAAACCCATTAACTTATCTAAGAATGCAGCTCTTATGTCTGGTCTTAGATAATGTAAATTTAAAGCATCAAAGCCATCTTTATTGACATTAATTAATATTGATAATGGAAATTTATCATAGTAAGGTAGTTCGTTTTTTAGTTTAGGGTCATATACATACATTAGCATATCACCGACCTTTGGTGTACTCTCTGTTTTGACTGCAGGGTCTTTTAAAACTTTATTTCTAGTTACATTTAGATTACGAACATTATTCATAAACCATTTCTGCGCTTCTTTTGACCTAGGATTTACCCTGGCTCTATAAGCTGCTGACGAAATTTTATCAAATAAACTATCTGCCATATCTTTATTTATAATAGTTTATAGTACTTTTATGCCTAGATTCTTTAAAGTTTCTTCAGTCCACACTTGGAATTGCCAACCATTATGTTTAGCAAACTTATCTGCAGCATTCCACTTATCTTGATTCCTTGAAAAGGTTAAAGCCTCATTGATATATTTCTTGGTTTTTCTTGATTTCTTTTTAGGAGGTAATGTTTGACTTTTAGGTTTAATCTCTATCAAATAGATTTTTTTATTATCCATTTCTATTAATAGATCAACAAAGTATCTATGTAACTTTTTATCTACTGAACATTTATATGGAACAACGACACCTTCACTATTCCATAACTTAACTTTTGGATTATCTTCACACCATCTAAAGGCATTTCTTTCCCATAATGATCTAAAAATCACATTACTCGCATCACCAGCATATTTTTCTGGCTTTTTTATTTTGTATTTACCCTTGTAACTCATATAAATAACTCTATAGTAGTTTAATATATTTATATTTATATAGGAGAAAAGATGGCAACTACAGATCCAGGGCAATGTTATATGCCATTAAAATTCCCGAGTGGTGAAGATTTATTCAACACTGACGAGGGTTCAAATAATGGTTTTATAAAAATCACAATCAAAGAAAGAAGAGGTGCACAAAATATTAGACATATTTTCTTGCCACAACAAAGTGGATTTCAATTTACAGATGGTGCATCATATAATGATTTAGAACAAAGTAATTTATTTAGAGCTATTGGTGCTGGGTTTAATGCATTAAAAGGCCAAGGCGAAGGTTTAATAGCTAATTTACAAAAAAGAGCTGAAGGATTTGAAGATGGTATAACATCAGGTCTTGGTAATTTTTCAGCTGATGCTGCCGCGGCAGCTTTATTGGCTGGTGGAGGGCTTCCATTTATTGGAAGTTCAGTAGGAAACTTCGCATTACAACAAGGTGCAGCTATAGACAAAGGTATTAGAACTAGATTTAATGAAAATCCTATTAGAAAGTATAGTCTTGAATTTCAACTCTCACCATCAGATGAAAAGGAAAACGAAACAATACACAATATAATAGAAGTATTGAGAGCTTATACTTATGCTTCAAAAGGCGATAATACATTTGCATTGAATTATCCACCAGAGATGATAGTAGAATTTTATCATAAAAATAAACCAAATAAATTTATGCCTATCTTATTACCTTCATTCTTAGAAAGTGTGGCAACAAATTATAACCCAAATACTGTGGCCATGCATGAAGATGGTGGTATGGAACAATATAATTTAAGTTTATCATTTGTAGAGACTAAGAGATTAATACGAGAAGAATTAGAAACATTAATACAAAATGGTAAAAACGAGGAGAGGCATCAAGAATTATATGCTTATCAACAAGCTGTCTTAGCAGCTGCCCAAGCAGCTGAAGCTGAGGCATTAGCCTTGGCAGAAAAGGCCAAGGATAAAATAGTAATCTAGTGGAGTTAAAGTATGAGTTTTTTTAAAAATTTTCCAAATGAACAATATGATTTTGAAGGCCAAGGCAAATTTCAAAATATAAAAAATACTTTTAGAAGTGTAAGAGCTCTACCTACCTTTTTAGATGAGTTTACAAACTATAAATTATATGATATAATAAATGGTGAAAGGCCAGATATAGTATCAACTAAATTATATGGCAAACCAGATTTTTATTGGACGTTCTTTGTAATTAATGATTTTTTACATGATGGTTATAGAGTATGGCCAATGTCACAAGAAGATTTATTGGAGTATTTTGAAAAGACATACGAAGGTTATGTAATTACAACTGATCCAAAGCCTGTACCTGATGCTGATGGTTTAGATGATTATAGCAATAATTCTATAGCTGGTAAATTTGATCTTGGTTCAATAATACATGGTAATAAATCAGGTTGTAAAGGTACTTTGGTAAAGAAAGATATTGACATGAATCAATTAATAATTCAAGATGTCACATTAGGAACAGCGGGTGTACATCCAATCACAGGTGCAGATAATAATACTATAATAGGTGGAGCATTTATTGGTGATGGTGATAATGCATCAGAAACAATAAAACAATTATTACCAGTCGAAGAACAAGTTGATTCATATAAGGTATACAAATATATAGATGCACCATATAAATATTATGTTACAGGAGATGCAGAAGAAAAGGCTGTCACAAATCAAACATTTATAAATCCATCAAATTTAGATGTAACACCAAACATTCATGCAGATAAAGTACAAATAGCTAATAACTCTGCAGGTACAGCAC